CTTGAAGATAAATATAAAAATCTAAAAGTACAACAAGAGCAAATTGCAAAAGAAAAAGCAGAAGTAGAACTTTTAAAACTACACCCAGACTTTAATGAATTAAGGAAACAAGATTCATTTCATGAATGGGCAGAAAAACAAGATTCTGTTATACAAGGTTGGTTGTATGAAAATACATCTAATGCAACGTTAGCTGCTAGAGCAATTGATTTATATAAAATGGATCAAGGCATTAGTAAGTTAAATAAAAAACAAGAATCTGATGTTAAAAAAGAAGCTGCTAAAGCAATTTCTAAAACAAAAAAAGCAACTGATTCCGATATACCAAAGAAAAAAGTTTGGACTGCAACTGAGATTTCTAAATTAAAACCTCATGAATTTGAGAGATTAGAAAAAGAAATTGATCTTGCTCGTTTAGAAGGTAGGATTGAACAACGATAACAATCTAACTAAACAATAACAAGGAGAAGCATTATGGCTTTTACAAATGCTAGTGGATATAATAACCTTTCTCAAGGTAATTTTACTCCACAGATCTTTAGTCAGAAAGTTCAGAAATTCTTCAGAAGAGCATCAGTGGTAGAAGATATAACTAACACTGATTACGCTGGAGAAATTGAAAACTTTGGTGACACAGTAAAGATCATTAAAGAGCCTACAATCACAGTCAGAGATTATGCTAGAG